GGCCTCTGCTTTCGGGGGCCGCCACTTTTGTTGAAGGGAGGTCTATCTGGTCTCCGTGTTTCTCCTTTGCACGGAGGCAGGTCCGAGCTGGCGGCGGTCGCCAACGTCACCAACGGCGGGCACACCACAAAAAGGAGTAAGCAAAAATGGATATGCAGCTGGTAACAAAGAAGCTGTCAGAAGTTCGTCCGTATGAGCGAAACCCCAGAAAGAACGCTGATGCCGTTGCAGCGGTGATGGAGAGTATTCAGCAGTGCACGTATATCGCGCCGATTATCATTGACGAAAATGGTATCATTCTTGCGGGGGACACCCGGTATCGGGCTTTAAAGCGGTTGAAGCGGAAAGAGGCCGAGTTCATCGTCAAAGAGGGCTTGACTGAGGAACAGAAGCGGAAGTACCGCCTTCTGGATAACAAAACTAACGAGCTGGCGACCTGGGACACTGACCTTTTGGAGGAAGAACTGGAGGGGCTGGACCTTGGCGGCCTGGACCTTGACTGGGGGATTGGAACCGGGGAAGAACCGGCGAGCTCGGAAAAGCCGGGGGATTTCTCCAAGTCCGAGTTTGAATACTCCCAGCAGTACGGTGTCACGGTTATTTTGAAGGACGAGGCCGAGCAAGAGGCGTGCTATAACAAGCTGTGCGGCATGGGCTACGATTGCCGGGTGGTGACCGTATGACCAGGATAGAAGTCCATAACCACGTCAGTGACTTCAATAGCTACCGGGCCGCCAGGGTGAAAAGCCTGTTCAATGCTGAAAACGGCTGTAACTTCGATCTAGAGATTGATGCCGACTTGTCCGGCGACTGGAGTATCGGAGTGGTCGTGGGCCCGTCTGGATCGGGGAAGACCTCTATCGGGCGGACCATCTTCGGCACCGATAAGATATACGACTATTCTGCGGGCTGGGCCCCGGATAAGCCGGTGATCGACTGCATCGCCCCGGATGGGGACTTCAATGAGGTGACCGGGGCGCTGGCAAATGTCGGCCTCGGCTCCGTGCCGTCCTGGCTCCGCCCCTTCAGGGTGCTGTCCAACGGCGAGCAGTTTCGTGTGGGGCTGGCCCGTATTATCTGCGAAAAGCCCCAGGAAATCGTTATTGACGAGTTCACATCGGTGGTGGATCGCCAGATAGCCCGAATCGGCTCCCAGGCGTTTCAGAAGGCGTGGCGGCGGGGAAACCCCGGAGGGAAGGTGGTGTTACTCACACCCCACTATGACATTCTGGACTGGATACAGCCGGATTGGGTCATCGATACCAAGACGAGGACCTTTGAACGTGGGGTTCCCCGACAGCGGCCAACCATTGAGCTTGAAATATGGAAGGTCAACCAGAGTTACTGGAAGTATTTTAAGCCGCATTATTATTTAGACCTCCCCATGCCGGTGGCAGGGGAGTACTTTATCGGGACTGTAGATGGGGAGTTGGCGTGTCACATGGCGGTGGCTCCTCGCTTTGAGGTCCGAGGGTATCGCGGGACCCGCTTGGTGACCATGCCTGAGTGGCAGGGGGCGGGTGTCGGGATGCGATTCCTAAACTGGGTCGCTGAGTACCATAAGCAAGGAGGGGGCCGTGGCGGCCACAAATACCCCTTGTATTTTCACACAAGTCATCCCCAGATGTGCGCCGCTCTTCGCCGTAGCCCAAAGTGGACACAGTGCTCTGCTGTCCTATTCGGCGGCAACAAGGCGAAGTCGGCGGCAACCATCAAAAGCTCCAGAGTCAGGCACGGGAAGGTCGGAATAGGGTCTGGTTATGGCGGACACTTCCGGGCGGTGCAGGGCTTCAAGTACATCGGGGAGGTAGAGGGATGAAGATTTTTCTTTGTGGTCAGCGTAGCTTCGGGAAAGAGGTTTGCCGGGCGCTGCTGGATGCCGGGCATGAGATTGTGGGTGTGGCCCCGGCCCCGCCCCAGAAGCACCAGGACAAGCTATATGGCTATGCGGCAGTTAAAGGGCTGCCGCTGGTAACGGACTGCAAAAGCCTGGTGTCCAGCTTTATCCCCGATGGCACGGAGTTGATTGTGGCGGCCCACTCTCACTGGCTGATCTCTAGCCAGTGCCTGAAACGGGCCCAGTTTGGCGGGATAGGGTTCCACCCCTCGCTGCTACCTAGACACCGGGGGAAAGATGCAGTCCGCTGGGCAGTCCACATGGGGGATTATGTCTCCGGCGGGACCGTGTACCGGCTGACTGATAAGACCGACGGAGGCGACATCCTCCGACAAGAGCTGGTATGGATTAAGCCTGGGTGGACTTACCACGATTTGTGGCGGGCCATCTTCCCTGTCGGAGTCCGTTTGATAGTGGACGCCGTTCGGGAGATGGAGCAAGGGAGCGGGTTATGGGTGGAGCAGGACGAAAGCTGCGCCACCTGGGAGCCGTCCTGGGACCGGCCAAGGCTAGAGCGAAGGGAGCTGCTCGCCCTGGGCGGGGAAGCTCCGGTGTTCGATTCGGACACGGCACCAAAAGAGTGCAGAGGTTGCGTCCGGGATTGTACCTGGTGCACCTACAACATAGCGGACCCGGAGACTTATCATAGACGATAGACAGTGCGGCCCGCGTTTGGGAGGAAGGTGGTGGTATGGCCAATGCGGAAAACTTGAAGAAGGGAAAAGCCACGCAATTCAAAAGCGGCAAGGACGCAGTGGAGAACGGCCGGAAGGCCGGTGTGGCCTCAGGGGCATCCCGACGACGAAAGAGGGCCATGCGTCAGGCTGCGGCCATGCTGCTGAATACGCAGATCCCCATGAACGAGCGGGGCCCATTCATGGGGACTGTGAAAACCTTACTAAAAACCTTCGGTTATACACCGGACGACGCAACCTATCAGGACGCGCTTCTCGCCGGTATTATGCTGGAGGCTATGAAAGGCGACGTCAGGGCGGCGGAGTTCATCCGAGATACCGCCGGGGAAAGTCCTGCCTTAGATATTCGAAAGGCCGAATTGAAGATGCGCCAGGAAGAATTGAAATTCAAGCAGGAACAGTCCTCCGGGGCCGCCGCCCCTGGTGCCGTGAATAACCTGCTGGAAGCCATCATGCAGACGGGGGAGATTGACACGGATGATTTACCGGAGATTGAGTAAGCGGCAAAAGTTAGCTATGCTCTGGTGGCAGCAGCCCCGCTTTCGTGGCCGGGACGCTCTGGTGTGTGATGGCTCTATCAGGTCAGGCAAGACGGTGTGTATGACTGTCGGATTTATCCTGTGGAGCATGGCCACGTTCAACGGCGAGCGGTTCGCCCTGTGCGGAAAGACCATTGAGAGCCTGCGGCGGAATGTGGTGCTGAACTTGCGGGACTGGGTTCCGCCGGAATTGAGCATCATTGAGCGCCGATCCGAGAACAAGCTGATAATCTCCGACGGCTGCGGGCGGGAGAACACCTATTTCCTGTTCGGCGGCCGGGACGAGTCCAGCTATACACTGATCCAGGGTATCACGCTGGCAGGCGTTCTGCTGGACGAGGTGGCCTTGCAGCCGAAGTCCTTTGTGGACCAGGCGCTGGCCCGTTGCTCGGTCGAGGGGAGCCGGTACTGGTTCAACTGCAACCCGGAAGGACCCGAACACTGGTTTTACAAGGACTGGATCGCCGGGGACAAGCCGAGGGAGAAGAACGCGTTGCACATCCACTTCACCATGGACGATAACCCAGCGCTGCCGCCGTCCATCCGGGAACGGTATGAGCGCCAGTACGAAGGTGTGTTCTATGACAGATACATCCGGGGGCTTTGGGTCGTGGCCGAGGGGCTTATTTACACCATGTTCAACAAGGACGTTCATGTGGTCCCGTCTACGCCCCGCCCGTATGACAGATATTATATCTCCGTGGACTACGGCACCGCCAACCCCACCAGCATGGGCCTGTGGGGCCGGTGCGGGGAGCGATGGTATCGTGTCCGGGAGTATTACTACAACAGCCGCAAAGAGGGCCGCCAGCTCACGGACGAGGAATACTACGCCGAGCTGGAGAGTCTGGCGGGAGAGCTGCCGATTCGGGCTGTCATCGTTGACCCGTCGGCGGCATCTTTCATTGCGTGTATCCGGCGGCATGGTCGCTTTTATGTGCAAAAGGCATCGAACGAAGTTCTGAACGGCATCCGAGACGTGGCCACTAGGCTGAAAGCTGGCGACCTGCTTTTCTGCGATTGCTGTACGGACTGCATCCGAGAGTTCCAGCTCTACCGCTGGGACGAGAAGGCAGCTATGGACCGGCCAATCAAGGAAAACGACCACGCCATGGATGATGTTCGGTACTTCACTCGGAAGGTGTTCGGACCGAGCGTCCTTGAGATCGGGCCATCAGAGAGGGGGGTGTAACGCCCATGTTTGAGTATCAAAAGACGCTGAATAAAATCGAGCAGTGGGCGGACCGACTGCCGTACCGCAGCCTACGGATAGAGGTGGAGATGGCCGGGGGCCAGACGCTCACGCTGGAAAAGAGTAATAATCCGCCCATCGGCTTTTCAGCGGTGGGGGAACGTGGAAAGGAGGGGAGCCGGTAATGGTGATACTGAATCTTCGGGGCGACTGCCTGAGCCGCACCGACATGAACTTCCGCCAGGGTATGACGGATAAGCGGTTCTTGGAGCTGGAAATCACGGCCTGGCTCAACTCCCCGGAGCGGAAACAGCAGCTTGCCGGTGAGTTGTACTACGATAACCGCCAGGAGGTCCTCGCAAAGCGGCGGTTGGCCATAGATGACGACGGGGAGCTGATCGAGGTCAAGCACTTGCCCAACAACCGGATCATCGACAATCAGTATGCGAAACTTGTTGACCAGAAAACCAACTATTCGTTCGGGCGGCCGTTTTCGTTTGATACCGAGGATAAAGCCTATGCAAAGGCACTTTCCCAGATATTCGGCTCCCGCTTCCGACGGGTGATGCGGAACCTGGGGGAGGGGGCCTGGATCGGCGGAAAAAGCTGGCTTTATCTCTACTACGACAACGGGGAACTGATGTTCAAGCGGCTCCCGGCTGACGAGGTCCTCCCGTTCTGGACAGACGCCGATCATACGATCCTGGACGCAGCCGTCCACGTGTACGCTGTGGAGGAATACGATGCCTCGGAAAAGGCTAAGACCGTGGTGAAGGTCGAAGTCTTGCATGGCGGCGGAGTGGACTGCTTTATTCGACACGATGACGGGACCTTGGAGCCAGACAACATGGCCCGCTCTGGGGACTACATCACTGCTCCGGACCCGGAGACCGGAGAGCGACGGGGGTACAACTGGCAGCGGGTCCCGCTGATCTGTTTCAAGTCCTCTCACCACGAACTTCCGCTGCTCTCCAGGGTGAAGTGCATCCAGGATGCATATAACCAAATCCTGTCGAGCTTTGCCGACCGCATGGAGGAGGACATCCACAGCACCGTCATCGTCATCAAAAACTATGACGGGGAGGACTTGGGCCGACTGCGCTATAACCTGGCGACCTACGGCATCATCAAGGTGCAGTCCTACGACGGGGCAGAGGGTGGGGCCAGTACTCTGGAAATCGAGGTCAACGCCGAGAATTACAAGACGGTTCTCTCGCTGCTGAAGGATGCCCTGATCGAAAACGCCCGGGGCTATGATGCTAAGGATGACCGGATGGGGAACAACCCCAACCAGCTCAACATCCGGTCTATGTACTCCGACATCGATCTGGATGCCAACAGCATAGAGACCGAGTTCCAGGCCGCTATGGAGGAACTCCTGTGGTTTGTCAACCAGCACCTCGCCAACACCGGAAAGGGAGATTTCGAGGGAGAAGAGGTTAAGGTTATCTTTGACCGGGACGTGCTTATCAACGAAACCGAGGCCATTAACAACTGCAAGAACTCCGTGGGTATTTTGTCCAATGAAACCATCGTGAAGAACCATCCGTGGATCTCCGACCCGGAGCAAGAGCTGGGGCGCATCAAGAAAGAACAGGAGGAGGCCACGGAGGACCCATACCAGGCCGCCTTCATGTCGAACCGGAAAAAGGGCGGGGACACCCAAGACGGCGTGACCGGCGGTGATGGCGATGGCGACAAATAAGCTGCTAGAGCGTAGTTCCGAGTATTGGGCTCGGCGGCTGAAGCTCATGGAGGACGCACTTCTAAATCAGTCCTACAGCTATATGGAAAACCTAGACGCTCAATTCCGGGCAGCCCAGGCGGAAATTGAGCGGCAGGTGGCTGCCTGGTATCAGCGATTTGCGGACAATAACGAGATTACTCTGGCTGACGCCAAGCGGCTCTTGAACAGCGGTGAGTTGGAGGAATTTCGCTGGACGGTGGAGGAGTATATCAAGCACGGTGAGGAAAACGCCCTCACCGGGGCGTGGATGAAGGAGCTGGAAAACGCCAGCGCCAGAGTTCATATCTCCCGGCTGGATGCGCTCAAGCTCCAGTTGCAGCAACAAGCCGAGTTGCTGTACTCCAACCAGCTTGACACTCTGGATGCCGTTGCCCGGCGGGTCTACACCGGCGGCTACTACCACACGGCCTATGAAATCCAAAAGGGCCTCGGCGTAGGCTGGACAATGCAAGCCCTCGACGAGCGTACCGTTTCCAAGGTTCTCTCCCGACCGTGGACGGCTGACGGACAGACCTTCCGTGACCGCTGCTGGATGAATAAGCAGAGCTTGGTGTCCAGCGTCAATACCCAGCTTACTCAGATGATTATTCGGGGAGAGAGCCCAGATCGGGCCATCTCCGCAATCTCTAAGCAGTTCAATGTATCCCGCTCTAAAGCGGGCCGCCTGGTGATGACTGAGAGCGCGTATTTCTCCGGTGCCGGGCAAAAGGATTGCTTCAACGGCCTAGGGGTCAAGGAATATATGTTTGTGGCCTCCTTCGACCATGATACCTGTGAACTGTGCGCCGCCATAGACGGCAAGGTGTTCAAAATGTCTGAGCACCAGGCGGGTTTAACAGCCCCGCCGCTGCATCCTTGGTGCCGGTGCTGCATCGCGCCGTATTTCGCGGATATGGCGGGCATCGGAGAACGATGGGTGCGGAATGAGGATGGCACCACGGGGAAGATTCCAACGGGTATTACCTTCGATGAGTGGAAGAAAGGCCACGTGAAGACGGGGGTTGTGCGGACTGGGAAATCTGCTATAATGGACATAGTTGAAAAGGCTGTAGGTGCCGCCAAGGGCGCATCTATGGATATGAAGCCAGCCATTACCGGAGCAAACCCCAACTATTCCTCAGACCAGAGTTACCGAGTGAATTGCCAGAGGTGTGTGCAGACCTTCGAGTTGCGGAGACGTGGGTATGACGTTATTGCCCGACCGAAGCCGAAGAAGAACAACACAATTTTCTGGGGCTCCGAGTGTTTCGCAGATGCCGCCGGGCGGTCGGTATCGTACACTTTCAACCAGACGGAGGCCGCCGTCAAGCGGGAGCTGGCCGCTGCTCCAGATGGAGCTCGGTATGGGATATACATCAAGTGGAAGGGACGCCCGCCCGCTGCACACGTATTTATTGCGGAGAAGTCCGGCGGGGTAGTCCATTACATGGACCCCCAGACCGGAAACATGGACGCCTCCGGCTACTTCGCTAGGGGCTCTAAGGGGCGATTTGGATTTTTCCGCATGGACGATAAGGCGCTGACGACGGATCAGGCTATCATAGCGGCCACTGTGGAGGTGAAGAAGCCGTGAGCGAAAAGGAAGCAAGAACCATTCTCCAGAGCTACCGGGAAGAGGATGAAGAGACTGGTGAGAGCTATCACTTGGAGGTCAAAGAGTGTATTTCCACGACCGGGGAACAGTACGTGTTCCTGTGCAGTGTGGAAGGCCAAGAGGCCGAGTATGCGGTCATGAAGGAAACCGGGGATGTTCTGGTGATGCCGACGTGACCAGCTATAACCGAATCGTTGATGAAAGCATCGAGCTGAAAAGCCCGGTGCTTTTTTCATACAAAAAATACCGCTGGCCCGGCGGACACAGCAGGGCGGCTGCCATACGGGGACAGGCCCGGTCAAAAGGACGGTAGCGGAAAGGAGCCAGTTATGAAATTGCAGTGGATTAAGGACATCCTGGGAGACGTCTACACGGAGGACATAGACGCCAAGGTGTGCACGGCCCTGGGGGAGCGGTTTGTGGCCCGCGCAGACTTCAACGACAAGACCGCCAAGCTCAAGGAAGCGGAGACGCAAGTGAGCCAGCTTAGCGCCACGGTCAAGGACCGGGACAAGCAGCTGGAGCAGCTGAAGGAAGCCGCCGGTGACAACGCTGAGCTGAAGAAGCAGATCGATACCCTTACCCAGCAGAACAAGGACGCCAAGGCGGCCTATGAGAAGGAACTTGCCAGTGTACGTCTGGCCGCCGCTGTCGATGCGGAACTGACTGCTGCCGGTGCGCGAAACACAGTTGCCACCCGCGCTGTTCTGGAGGATTTCCTCAAGGACGCAAAAATCGTGGACGGCAAAGTGACAGCCAAGGTGGGTGAGGAAATGGTCACGCTGGCCGCCAAGGTGGAGGCGATGAAGAAGGACGATGCTACGGGCTTCCTCTTTGCTACCAAGGACGGCAAGTACAGCGGCTGGAAGCCCGGAGAGGGCGGAGACAAGGGCAAGCCCGGCCCCGATAAAAAGCCCTCGGAGATGTCTTATGACGAGCTGGCGGAATACCTGGCTCAGAACCCTGACGCGAAATTGGACTGAGAGGTGACACTATGAGAAACATGACGATCCCAGCCCGTGCCGTGTCCTTCGAGGATGCTTTGAGGAATCTGGCGTCTAAGCTGACCGGCAAGCCAGCTTCTGCACTGCCCCGCACCCAAGAGGGCGTAGTGCAGTACATGGCGGAGCACATCCCCTCCCCGGATGAATTGGCGGAGACGGTGACGTGCGAGGTGCTCGCCCGCATGAGCGATTTCTCCGCCAACGACACGCCTACGGCGGGCGCTGACGCCTCTGAACTGGCAAAGGCGGGCACGGATACCCCAGAGGGTGAAACGGGCGTAAGCACGCCCACAAAGGCCAAATCCGGCCGAAAGAAGAAAACCGACACCGAGGCCGATACTGAGAAAGGATGATTGAATTATGGCAAACAATAAGTTTGACGCGAAGAGCTTTAACCCTCAGGCGTTCAAGTACACTGTAGACCGTGTGCCCCGCACCCGGCTGAACGAGATCCGCAAGTCCCGTGCTCTGACGGGGAACTCCGACATCCGCAACGTGTTCTCCGCCCAGAATGGCACCGCCTACGCTCGGATCGCTATGCGTGGTCTGCTGGATGGCGACGCTGTGAACTACGACGGCAAGACCGACATCACCGCCACCTCCACCAAGACCTTCGAGCAGGGCGTGGTCGTCATCGGCCGGGCCAAGGCGTGGACTGAGCTGGATTTCTCCACGGACATCACCGGCGGCGTGGGCTGGATGGACAATGTGGCCCAGCAGGTGGCTGCCTACTGGGAAGATGTGGACCAGGACACCATCCTGGCGATCCTCAAGGGCGTGTTCTCTATGACTGAGGGCAAGAGCGGAGAGTTCGTGACCAAGCACACCTACACCGTGGACGGAAACCTGGAGGCCACCACTATGAACTCCGCCACCGCCCAGGCTTGTGGTGACCGCAAGAAGAAGTTCTCCCTGGTGTTCATGCATTCTGTAGTGTCCACCAATTTGGAGAACCTCAACCTGCTGACCGCGCTGAAGTTCACCGATAAGGACGGCATCACTCGCGACCTCGCCCTTTACACCTGGAACGGCAAGCTGGTAGTGGTCGACGACGGTATGCCTGCCACCGATGGCTACTTCCCCGCCGATGCGGAGACCCCCGGTGCATTGCAGGTCAAGGATTCCAGTGCTACCACCGGCCAGATCAATAAGTCTGACGTTACCCCCTACTTCGGCACCGGCACTCCTGATACTGACAGCTATGTGGTGGCCGGGACGCAGTATGTGACCTATGTGCTGGGCGACGGCTGCATCAGCTACGAGGACATCGGGGCCCGTGTACCCTACGAGATGGCCCGTGACCCCAAAACCAAGGGCGGCCAGGATACCCTTTATACCCGCCAGCGCAAGGTGTTCGCGCCCTTCGGCATCTCCTATGAGAAGAAGAGCCAGCAGTCCCTCTCTCCCACTGACGAGGAACTGGCCAAGGGAGAGAACTGGTGTCTGGTCCACTCCGGCGAAAGTGACGAGGGCCAGAGGTCCTATGTGGCCGACAAGGCCGTGCCCATCGCCCGCATCCTCTCCAGGGGTTAACGGCTATGATGAGCGTATATGAAGCGGTGGTGGCCCGGCTGGCCA